TATTATGATAGTCAAGGTAGAATGGTCATGACAGAAAATTATCATATGAAACGTGGTAAATGTTGTGGTAATGGATGTTTACATTGTCCATACGAACCAAGACACGAAAGAGGAAATACAAACCTACAAGAAAAATCACTGAGCAATCAGTGATTTTTTTATTTATCAACATATTTATAAATAAAAAATTTATGAAAAGAATAATTAGACTAACAGAATCTGATCTTGCAAGAATTGTAAGAAGAGTTATAAAAGAAAATAATGATAACGAATTATTAAGTTGTATCGCGGACGCATATGAATTAAGTTTAGTTGACATTTTAAAATTAGCACCTTGTAGTGATTGTCAAGAAGACCCTTCTCCTGAAAACGCTGAAAAATGTTTAAAGGCGGTGGAAAAAGTTGTAAGATCAAAAGGTTATGATTTAATGCAATTAGCACAAATGACGTTAAAGGCAGCTAAGTGCTCATCCAAATTAGGTGGAGGAAAGGTTAGTTTTCCTGGATATGGTGGAGGACAATTCTAAATAAAAAAATATTACAAAAAATATTTTTGGGTAATCTTAAATGGTTACCCTTTTTTATTTCATATCTATTTATTAGAAAATTCAGTAGATTATATTTATTATATATGGCTAATGGTACAACATATGGAATAAATTTTCCTTTTAGACAAAGTCAAAAGGGTACGTATTTAAATTTAACAGAAGAATCGACAGATGAAATAAGGGCGAATCTTGTACATTTGTTATTAACAAGAAAGGGGTATAGGTATTATTTACCTGATTTTGGTACTAGATTGTATGAATATATATTTGAACCATTAGACGGAGAAACTTTTGATACATTAAAAACAGAAATAGAGGATGCTGTTAGTAAATACATACCAAATTTAACAATACAAAACATAACAATAGAACCTTATATCGACTCTGAAGAATCAATAGGTGAATTATCATCAGAACAATTTGATGTTCCTGTTTATCGAGTACCGGGTGCGAATACTGAAGAATATACGGCAAAAGTAAAAATAGAATATGTCGATAATAATAGTGCTTTTAGTACTTCACAATTTGTGATTATAAATTTATAATAATATGGCAAATAAAAAAATATCATATACTGAAAGAGATTTTGAAGGGATAAGAAGAGACCTCATTAATTTCACACAACAATATTATCCCGAACTAATTCAAAACTTTAATGATGCTTCAGTATTTTCAGTTTTAATGGATTTAAACGCTGCGGTCGCTGACAACCTACATTTTAATATTGATAGGAGTATTCAAGAGACAGTTTTACAATACGCACAACAAAGATCTTCAGTATTTAATATTGCTAGAACTTATGGATTAAAAATACCTGGTTATAGACCATCGGTTGCGGTTGTTGATATATCTATAACTGTAGATGCATTTGGTGATAGTGAAGATATTAGATATTTAGGGATTTTAAGAGCAGGAGCACAATTTAATGGAGCGGGGACTACTTTTGAGACTATATATGATATAGACTTTTCTAGTCAATTTAATAGAGAGGGGTTTATTAATAGAACTAAAAAACCAATTTTTGATCAAAATAATATACTTAGTAGTTATCTTATAACTAAAAGAGAGGTTGTTGTAAATGGTAGTACAAAAGTATTCAAAAGAGTTGTTAATTCAACAGACGTTGTACCATTTTTTAATTTCTTTTTACCTGAAAAAAACGTATTGGGTGTTACTTCTATCATACAAAAAGACGGAACAACATATACTACAACACCTTCTTATAGTGACTTTGCAGGATCTATAGATAGATGGTATGAAGTTGATTCTTTAGTTGAGGATACGGTTTTTATTGAGGACCCAACAAAACCTGTTGATAATGCGGGGGTAAAAGTTGGTAAGTATATTAAAACAGAAAACAGATTTATAACTGAATACACACCTGAAGGTTTTTTAAAAGTACAATTTGGTGCAGCAACAACCACACCCGACCAACAACTAAAAGAGTTCACAAGAACTGGTGTTCCTTTAAATTTGGCAAATTATCAAAATAACGTAGGTTTAGGGCTTACGGTACAACCAAATACAACTTTATTTGTTCAGTATAGGATTGGTGGTGGTTTAGCATCCAACATAGGTGTAGGGGCGATAACACAGGTAGGTACCATTGATTTTGTGGTAAATGGGCCATCTGAACAAAAAAATACTGATGTGGTTCAGTCAATACAAGTAAATAACGTTACGGCAGCAATCGGCGGAGCTAACCAACCTACCGTTGATGAGGTAAGAAATATGGTTACATATAATTTTGCATCACAAAAAAGGGCGGTAACAATAAATGACTACAAATCGATTATTGATACCATGCCAGGAAATTTTGGAGCACCAGCTAAAGTTTCAATCAGTGAAGTAGATAATAAAATTTCTGTTAAAATTTTATCTTATGACGAAACAGGGGTATTAACACAAACCGTATCAAATAACTTAAAAACAAATTTGGCAACTTATTTATCAAGATATAGAATGATAAATGATTATATATCGGTTGAAGTGGCAAAAGTAATTGATTTAGAGTTTGAGGTTTTTGTTGTTTTAGATAACCCAGGAAGTCAGTCAGAAGTTATAACACAAATTATTAATAATATTAGTACATATATGTCACCGCAATCAAGAGAATTAGGTCAAAATGTTAATGTTGCTGACATGAAAAGAGATATACAAAATATCTCAGGTGTTAATACAATAACGGAAATCAGAGTTTACAATAAAGTTGGAGGTCAATATTCGTCTTCAGAAACCTCACAAAGGTATATAGATAACGCTACAAAACAAATAGAATTAATTGAAGAAACAATATACGCCGAACCTGATCAAATATACCAAGTAAGATTCGCAACCAAAGACATTAAAGTAAGAGTTAAAAATCTTTCAACAATAGACTTCGGATAAATTATTTATTTTGATGAGTTATAACTTATCTTAAAATTGATAAAATAAGTATTTATCACTAAAGAACACTATGTCTAAAAGCTACAGGTTTAGAACAAAATTAAATCAAGATAGAGAGGTAAGATTAAATATCGAACAAGATTTCGATATGATAGAAATCTTATCATTAAAACTTAAACAATCGGACGTTTATACTCGCTTTTGTGCGGATTACGGTGTAGTTGCCGGTAGGGTTATTGCAAATGGTGGATATGGTGTACCAAACGTACCTATATCTATTTTTGTTCCTCTAAGCGCACAAGACGAAAACGATCCTGTAATTAAAACCCTATATCCCTATAAAACATCAGATCAAAAAAATGAAGATGGTTATAGGTATAACCTGTTACCTTACAAACCTGAATATGGTGGACATACACCTACGGGAACTTTTCCGGATATAGAAGACGTACTTAAAAGAAAAGAAGTTTTAGAAATATATGAGAAATACTATAAGTATACTGTAAGGACTAACGAGAGTGGCGATTTCATGATAGTTGGTGTTCCGTTGGGTATGCAAACAATAGTAATGGATATGGACTTATCTAATATTGGTTGTTTTTCACTTAGACCTTCAGACTTGGTAAGAATGGGTATGGGTGTTGAATCACAATTTGCGGGTTCACAATTTAGATCATCTGAAAATATAGAATCATTACCACAAATAATAAATTCAAAAAAAGACATAGAAGTCGCATCTTTTTGGGGTGAAACTGAGATATGTGATGTTGGTATTACTAGAGTCGATTTTGATTTAAGAGATCTTGGGATTAACATTGAACCACAGGCCGTTTTTATGGGATCATTGTTTTCGACAGTCGACGAAGATGCCTTAGGTACAAATTGTAAACCAAAATTTGATAGTGGAAATCTTTGTGATTTGGTAAGCGCTCCTGGTAAAATTTTAGCAATAAGACAAACAATATATAGTGACACACAAGGACTACCAATTTTAGAAGAATATAAATTATCTGATGGTGGTAACGTAATTGATGATGAAGGTACTTGGTTAGTTGAAGTACCAATGAATTTAGATTTTGTTACAACTAATGAATTTGGGGAACAAATATTTTCAAACGACCCAACGGTAGGTATACCAACAAAAGGTAAATACCGATTCAAAATACAATATCAAAACGAAAATGCTGCAACGGCACAAGTCATTAGGGCGGATTATATAGTCCCAAACATAAAAGAGTATGGGTGGAGAAATTTGTCAGGTCCTGATGAAAATGGACCAAACGACCCAAGTTTACAAGAAAAATCATATGCGTTTAGTTTGGATTGGCAAGACTACGCACAAATAGATCCGATAACGAGCGGTTTTACCACTTTAGGACAACAAATGTTACAAGAGGCTCTAAATTGTGATGATAGATTTTTTGAATTTAATTTTAACCGAGTATATACCGTTAGTGGGTTTTTGGATAGATGGAAGTGGGGATATAATAGATCTAGACATTTAGGAATAAAAGAAATAACAAATAGAGATTGTAGTTCGACAACAAATCGGATGCCTGTAAATGACGGTGTCAGAAATTTTGATCTTATATTCTTTTTATTTACAATACTCATGGTTATTTTACAACCAATATTTGTCATTATAATAGTTTTATATCATTTTATAATTTGGGCTTACAATCTTTTGGTTAGAATTGTGAATGGGTTTGTTGTGTTTATCAATAGAATAATTTTAAGTTTTTGTAATATAATAAATAGGATTAGAAGTTGGATTGGTTGGTCAGAAAAAAATTGTGAACAAAACCTTATACCTGCAATACCGACAAGGACGTTTCCAAGAATTTCTTTACCTATGATTGCATATCCTGATTGTGATGCTTGTAATTGTGAAACAGTACAAAGCGAAGGCCAAGGAAATCAACCAACAAATGATTTAACACTACAAAGAGTTAATATAAGTTTATTGGCCGATACTAATAGTATTGAATCTTGGGGTTGGGCGGAAACGTTTGAATATAATAAAATTCAAACCTATTACTGTGATGTTTTTCCTGAAGGTTGTAATGTGACAGAAGATGCATTTAATTTTGCAATTAACCAAGGGTTTGCAGGTTTTTCTGGTCCAACAGATAACGGTAAAGATAAAATACAAAAAATACCAATCGCCACATGGCCGTCTCAAGACTCTAGAGTTGGTGCGTTAGGTTTTAACGTATCTTGGGGTCAAAAATTGAACTTAATGAATGCAAGGTCAAGATATCTTGGAAATGAGTCCGTTATGACAATAACTGTTAAAAACAAAGATTTTCAAAATGTCGAACAAGTTTCAGACCCAATGAAAGACCAACCTTTTATTTTAATATGTGATCCGGGTACTATTTCACAATTAGGTGGTGCGGGTACATTACTTTCTTTTACAGACATTGACCAAATAAATGACCCTAACTTAACAGGGGGAACTTTAAATCAATTTGGAAATAATGCTGTAACAGGAACAACAACTTTCAATAACACTGCGTTAGTTAATGACACCCAATATTTTATACAACCAACATACGCATTTGGTACAGGATCAGCACAACTAAAACTTAAACTTACAGGATCATCACAATCTTATAATTATAAGGCTGGTGTCGAATATTTCCAAGTCATAACAGGAGGTACTTTATCAAGTTTTGAACAATATTTGACAGGAGAAAGATGGGAGTCATTTTTAGGGCAATATGTTTATGGTGGTGATATGAAATTCAGATGGGGTAAAGGATGGGGAAGAGAAAAAGTTTTTGGAAAACAACCTAATAACCTCGTAAGGTCTATCGCATTAGATAATATCGGAGAAATTGTTTTAGGTGGTAATTTCACCTCTTATGGTACCCAAAATTCACAAAGAATAGTTAAAATCGACCCAACAACAGGAGACTTTATAGGATTATATCCGGCAGTTGCGTTTAATAATAACGTCAAAAAAGTTATAATAAATTCATCCAATGAGTCGTTTGTTATTGGTGGATTTAGTTCATATAATAATATTACATCAACACCTGATAGGATTGTAAAAATTAATTCAGATGGATCTGAAAATACAACATTTTCATCAAACTTAGGTATAGGTATCGGTCAAAGTGGTATTATTAGTCCTTCTGTTGAAGACATTATAGAACAACCATTCGATGGGAAAATAATAGTTGTTGGTAAATTTGATGAAATTAATAACATATCGATTGTTGGTGACAATATTATTAGATTGAATAGTGACGGAACGATTGATGGTACATTTAACCCACCAAGCACCACATATAAGTACACTGCAGTTGCAATTGATACAACAGGAGGACCTTATAATGGGTACATTTATATTTCTAAGGATACTATTTCTGGAAATCAAAAAGTCCAAAGACTAACACCAACAGGAGCAATTGATGGGACATTTAATACAACATTTGACAATACTCCATTGAACTCTTCTTTTGGTTTAAATTTAAAGGTAGATACAAATGGTAAAATACTATTAGGATTTAAAGGTGATTTTGTATCAAATTCAATAACATATAAAGGTATTATAAGATTAAACACTGACGGTACCGTAGACACAACATTCAACCCAAATGGTGTTGGTTTCAATAATACCGTAAGTGTTTATGCTATCGAAATAGACATTAATAATAATATAGTATTAGGAGGGACTAGTAATTTTACATACAATGGTGTCAGTAGAACTAATATTTTAAGATTGTTACCTGATGGAGATTTAGATCCACTATTTGAGTATGGGCCTAATTTTTCAACATTTCCAGGGGTCGTATATGATTTAAAAATTCTTTCTAATCAAACTATAGTTATTGGTGGTGATTTTGGAAGTTCAGTAAGTATTGCTCAAAAAAATATAAGACTACTTGACTCTTTTGGTAAAAATCAGGCTGGATTTGGTTGGGTTAGTTTACCCGCAAATAATCCACTATCGGCTTGGAATAACGTTGCTAGAGGATATATTGCATATGTTTCAGACATATTTAGAAACTTTGATTCACATGAGATAGTGTTTTTAACAAGAGGAACAGACCCATATACTCCAAAACAAACAATAGAATATGATTTATCAAGACTGTTTAACGCACCAACAGGTACAGTAAAGGTAAAAGGTGAGTACTATTTAAATATACCAATACAACAAAACTCTGCACCTAACTCAAATTCACAACCTTGGAATATACCTGGAGTTAACGTGAATACTTGGAGAGATAGTCACTTCACACCTGAAAGTCATGACGTTATAAATAATATAAATCCAAGATTATATCACAGACCTTATAACAACTTTTTAATACCACAAAATTCTTGGACCGCATTTACAAATAACGCAGTTAAATACTACACATCAACTGATAGATCTAGACGTACACATAAAGCGTATAATAATGATAATTTAGCTCTTGAAAATTTTACATCAGCACCTGGTGTTAATACTAGTGTTAACTACGATTGGTATGATGGTACTAACACTTTAGGAATATCTTGGACAATAGGGGATCCTGCAGATGTTATTGATCCACTTAATCCTATTTATAGTGGTAATGTTGTGTATGGACAAGGGTTTATAGAGGGATCTTCAGTGATGGCGTCAACCGTGAGTCCTGGAACAACCCAAGATATTGAAGATTCTTCGTTTTTTGCAAGAATATTTGCTCCGGCATACCATTTAGAAAACACTCAAGATGTATTGATGAATGACAGACAAAAATTGGTACTTAGGAGTGATAGATTACCAACATCAACAACGACTGAGGTCACTGGTAACAATTCATTACCTTTGTTTTTAAATGAGGCTTTTTATATTACTAAAGTTTTAGAAAATGGAGAAACTTTTGAATTTAGTATTACAATTAATCAAACAATAGATAATTCAAATAGTCAAGACATATCAGGAGATACACCAAGTGCAATATCTGATGCTATTATTAACAGTTTATCTTGTGAAGGTTTAACTAGTTTAGCATGTTATAGTGGTTTTGGTGGTAACTTTGGCGTTATTGAACAATGTGCAGCAAACTATGACGGTAATTTACAAAAACAAAGGGTTATTGGTGGATGTTATTATTTTGTACAACCTGATTATTTAAATATTAATTCTATTAACGAAGACATTCAGTTTTTTAAAGAATGGAGAGCCAGATTTACATTAACATTTGCGGCATGTAGAGGGGTTATCAGTCATGTATTTCAAAATAATTGGTTAAATGGATCATTATATGCCTTTTCGTTCAAAAAAAGAAACATATTTAATTCTCAAGGAGAGTTACAAGATTATAATTATTGTGGATCTAATAATGGATTAATAAATCCTGTAAGAGAAAATCAAGGACCAATTTATTATGAAAAAAATAAAAATACTTTCATTTATAGATGTACTCCGTATGAATATCAAACGGGTAAATTTATTGGTCAAAGACCTAGATACAAAGAATTTTTTGGATTAGGTAATTGGGTAAATGCTGATTTTAAAGGAATGAATAAGAGAAACCTTTATTATCCGACAACAATAATGGACTTAGGACCTAGAGACGAATTTGCAAAAGAAATATGCTTCAATCCACAATTAGACGGGTATTTGGTTGAAACAATACAAAGTTCATCATACAATGATACTAGCGATATCTTATTATTTTTTATTTTATCAAGACTACTTTCAAGTACATTGGGTAACTTTTTAAATACAGGAACTAAACAATTGAATGCGTTGTTTAGTAGAGAGGAAGATAGGTTAGACGGAGATGTTGTTCAAATGTTTAGTATAAATTCTGAATATGGTATAGTACCATTTAATGATGACAACTACAATGACGACGACCTATTCATGTTCGGGGCGGTTAATTCACAAGGAGAATTAGGACCAACAATAGGTTTGTATTTTTCTTCAAATACAAGAAATAGAATTTTATTAACTCCTGGAATTCAAACATATGGTACTGTTTTACAAAATAATGGATACCCTAAAACACAGACAGTTCCTATGTATAAGTGGCAGTATGATACTACATCAAATTTGTTTGGTAGTGAACTTAATGAGTGGTACACCGATTTAGAATCAGGAGGTTTTTACGCAATACCATACCAAAAAATGGAATACAATTCAACAGCATATTTCCAACCACAAAACGGAACAGGACCATTTAACGGCGCTACTGGTTATATTTTTAACTACGACAGCAATGGTAACCCTAATCAAAACGTGTTTGAATGGCCAAATAACCAATCGAATAGGTTTGTTGTTGGTGCACCATATCATTTTTATTTTGGGTTAGGTAAAGGTAAAACGGCTATTAACAGATACATAAGCAAATACATCATAGGAGAATAATGAGAAAACAAGACGAAATAAGAATTGTTTTAGGTAATAAAAGATACATTGGTTCATCAAACCAACCTGTACAAATACAATTACCGCTTAAAGGTGATGTTAGAAATTTTGTACAAGGAGATAGAAGTAACTTGGTTGATTTACAAGATATTTTTAATAGAGAAAGACAGAGTTCTAATACTTTCAGATTGGCGGGTAAAATTGTTAATATTTTTGATAATTCAGTTTCAGGTAGAACATACTACACCCCTTTTAAAAATAGTCTTTATTACGTAGACCCGCAAATATCCGTCACCAATAATATTTGGCAAGGTTTCCCACCTTATCAAGAATTTGAATTTATAAGAGAAAGTATGATAAGTGGTCACGTACCGTTTGTTTCAAAAAGTTCAACAACATATAATTGGTCAATATATACCTCATATGCTTTTAGTAGTACCACAGCACAAACAATGTCATACACAAATGAAAAATTCAATGTTACGGTACCTAATTTTAATGTGTCTGAAGGAATACCATTTGTCATTAGTAACGGTACTTTCAATGGGAAAGACTTGGTTTACTTTAATTGTGCCACAGAACACAATCTAACACCTGGTCAGTACGTAAAATTAAATATAACTATTAATGGAAAAAACATTTTTCAAGTTTTTGGTTTAGGTGACGGGACATACAATTCAGAAAAAAAAATATTTAGTATCTACGATTTAAAATTTACACCAAGCGAAATCCAAACAGGAACGTATGGGAATTTTAAAAGAATTTTAACAATAACAAATAGTGCTGAAACTGAATCAAGATATTATATCAGACTTCATAAAATATTAACCGGTCAAGATGAAACTTTCTTAACTAAGATGGCATTTGAAAATAACCCATTTCCTGTTAAGAAAAAATTAGAGTTATCTGGATTAACACCAAATAACGTACAGAGAGTATCTGTTAAGGATGGAAGACAAAGTTACGGATTTTCAATAAACAAAGACATAAATATAGAAAATTTAATAGATAATAATGGTAAACCAATCTCTGAATTATTTATCACAATAATAAATAAAGGTTATGGTGGGTGGTTTAATAATCCAGCATTAGCGGCTAATAGTGCAATTGATATTGGTTGGGAATTTAACATTACTAAGGATCAAAATAATCCTTGGTGGACACATAGCTCAACAGTAAATAAAGACAACATACCTTTTTCCTTTTATCAATTAAACAATAATACTTTTTTTTATAATCAAACTTTAAATGTTGGTGATGTTATAAAAGGAAGTTTTTGTGAATACAATGATATTGAACAAAAAGAATATGTTTTGTCAGATTTATTTCATAAATATTCTTTTAATTATTTGTTATTTTCTAATAGTCAAATAAATCAAAACGTACAAACAGGTGGAGGGGGGTTTGGTAATATAAATTTAAGTGGGTTATTGTCTGATCCTGAATTACCACAAGGTTATTTATATAAACCACACTACTCAATACCGATAAAAGCTTTTAGTGATTATATAGAAACCGCACCAATTAATCAGGTAAATGATGTACCATTTTACGCATTTTATTCTAATGAAAATCAACAATTATTATGGAGAGACATTTACACTTATGGTTATATTGATAGTGACGGTATTGGATATAATTATCCATTTATAAATAACGCACACTACCCATTTAAAGACGTTCTATTTATACAATATCCAATTAATAGAGATATAAACGGATTGACAGGATTGATAACAAATTTACCAACTACAGATGAGTGTGAATAATAACTATTTTAGAAAAATACAAACAGTTAATGAACAATTCATTAACATACCAATTGAATTGACATTTGATATGGAAGGTAGAGAAGACCTTATAAATCAATGGGAGGATCAAGTTATTGAAGAAGTTTTAAATCCAATTAATGATTTTGAGATAACAAAATTTGCACATAAAGAATATAATGACAACAATGTTTTAAAAAGTGCGATAAACTATGAGTTTTATTTTTTTGATTATCTTATAGATTTAACCGCATCCACTATAACAAATTGGAACACCGATTATGAAAATGCATCTTTTACTGATAGCGAAATATACTATTTTGCTAATTCATTTAAAGGTAGTTTTTTTAAGTTAGATTTTTACGACAGTAATATATCAGAAACTCAAACAATTTTATTAAGTGTTATTATACCAACACAACAAGGATTAAAAGAACCGGGAACTATTGGACCACCACTTAACCAAACACAAGTAGAGGTTAAAAAACCAAAATTTGTTTTAGATTATAGCGGGGCAGATAAAGAAGGGTTTTATATATATTGGTTGAGAGATAGAAGTTATCTTGATGTTAATCAATTTTATGTAAGTGCAAAGTTTTTTAATGCGAAAAAAGGGCAGTTTGTTAGATTAATTAATACCCCACAATCTAGTTTTGTTGGAAACAATAGATTTAATATAGATAAAACAGAATATTTTTACTATAAGTATGAACTAAATTATTCAACAAATCAATATGAGGTCTATACTTACGATAATACAATAGGAAACACTCAGAGGGTTGGTACAACAACACCCATAACTTGGTATGAATATGTAAACCCATAATGGAATCAGAAAGACTAAATTTAATAATATCACCTGAAGTACTACGTGGAGACTTATTTACTTTAAATTATGATGGAACATCATTTGGGGTATATTCAGGTATGTCACAAGTACTTAGTAGTGGAGAGAACGGTAGTTCCATTCTTACTGGGTTGACCATACCTATATTATTTACTGAAACTTTTAATGATTTAGGGTTTTATGATGAATTTGATGGACTTATAGACCAACAGGACACCATAAATAATTTTTTTATCTCAGGTAATACAGTATCTCCTTATGAAGTTGTTTTATATAATAGTGCTGGATTCACAAATAACAATTATTTGGCTCTTTCTAACTATAATGTTGAATGGGGTGACGGATCAAGTGCAAGTACTGTAAATGTAAAACAAAATACACAAGTTCACTATTATTCACCAACGCCTCAAACATATACAATTAAAATGACCCAAAATAACATTTGGGGAACAACAGAAATTATTAAACAAGTTACAGTACCATTCACAGGTGTTACTGTAGATAATATTCTTGGTAATGTGACTTTTACACAACAAGGAGGTAAATGGTCGGGTATTCCTCTAAATTATAATTATATATTTACAGGTGATAGCAACAATAATGTTTCGTCGCACTATTCAAGTAACTATACACAAGTACCATTTATTGTTTCAGGTTTTACAAATTCTAAATTAAATAGTTTAAAAAGATGGGGACCTAACCCATTTACGGTTGGTTATGTGATGAATGTGGGTAAAAATAATATTGGATATGTTGAAGAGATAACGACAGACTATACCGCATACACTATAAATGATGTAAGTTATTTAGATTTTAATAACAAAAAAACAATATTTTATGTAAATTCTTCTGGATTTACTTCTATAGATTTGATAGCGTCGGGATTAACTAAGAATGAACTATTACTTGACTTTGTTTTTGATCCTGAAATAAGATCGGACGTATATGTGGAAAGAGGTAAATATTCAGGATTTGAACAACTACAAAGATTAGGCGAAGTGGATAATATAGGTGATTTGATAAGATACGGTTACGGATTTTTCAAAATAAAAACAACATAAAAAACTCAATAAACTCTATTTATAAATAAAAAGACATGGCATTAGGCTCATATGGAATAGTAAGACCCGCAGACGTTTCACCACAGGATGTTGAAATTATCTTAAACTACACCCCCTCAAGGGATGTAACTAACGAATTTGTATTAAAAAAGTTAGACAGTACAAGTATTTTAACACCTTATTTTCATAACTCAGATACTGGTGGAAACGCTAACGTTGAAATTTTAGGTGGACTATATAACTTAAAATTACCCGCTAATGAGTTTAACAAAATAGGAATTTATACTTTATATATTAGACCTGCGGAAATTAGAATGAGAATTGAAGATTGTGGAGTATTATCCGCACTCCCAACAGTAAAAGGTATTGTTTTAAACTTAAATAATGTACCACAAGAATTTAGAAATAAATTTACAAATCAAGGACTTGTTGGTTATAGGGTTGAATATTTAAATTCTGACGGCACAAAAATACCAAACTTTTATAGAATTATAACCTCATCATTTTTCTGTGAACCAATCATTACCGATCAAGTTAACACTTCTCAAAAAGTTATTAGATATAGGTATTTAGAAAATGCTAGTGACTTATTATTTTGTACACTTTCACCTTCATCGGCACCAACAAACAAACCTAACGCTACACCATTTATCGGACAACCAAACCAAAGAATTATTATAACCAATACTTTTTTTAACCCAATTACGATAGACATTCAAATGGCGGAACATGATATTGATACTTTGGCGATTGCTCTTTATGGGAACCAAACTAAGAGTATCGATGATGGTATTTACACACTTTATGATAGTGCAAATAATATCTATAAACAATACAACTTATTTGAGATTAGAGATAACTTTAATGAGTTACTATATGAAGTAAGACAAGATAGAGGTACGAATATAGACTTTAGTAAAAACTTTACAAATATTATTAGTTAATGGCAAAAACTAAATTTATATGTCCGCCACCCGCTGCGGTTGGTTCTAGTACGTTTTCCGACGACTTGGTTGGTTTACAGTTAGTTGCTGGCGGAGGACTAACACTTGGAAATTTTCAATTTACAACCGCAATAACAGGTAGAAATAATAGAACATTTACAACAGGGGTTTTTTCTGATCCGATTAATTTGGAAAATTTAAATATACCCACAATAGAACAAGCCAAGTTAATAATACAAAAAAATTTCCAAGTTTACCCCAACTTTGATTTGTCACAAATGACAAGTTTTTCATTGTATGGGTCATTACAAAAAAGGTTGGCGAGTTCAATAACAAAAATAATTAATTATTTCCCCGCTGGAATCCAAGTCAATTCAAAAAATTTAATTTTACAAACAGGAAACACCGCATTTAATATAGTGTACGACCAAACTGAGGATGAAACATCATTTGAAGTTGATGTTACCCTTATGAATAACCCTTTTGATATTGATTATTCTGTAAATGCGTTAAGAAATATACAAAATAGACCTATGACTGTTTCTAGATACAGAAATATTACAGATAATTTTACTGATTTTTCTTTATATGTGGATACATTAAATACTGAATATAATATTGTTGATTTTGAACCATCTGACACATTAACAGGAGGGACAGTGATTGTTACAGTAAAGGGAAAACCATTTACCTCAACCACAACCACAACAAAAATATTATTAAAACCAAACAATTTGGTGACCGAAAAAATATTTCAAGATGATTTTGATGAGGTGGAGGATTTTTTATTAAATAGGAAAACTA